TTCATCATTGCTCACTAACTCGGTGATGATCGCGCCATCCTCGTATTCGGAATAAAACTTATGGATGCGCGAATCCACGTCCTCATAATCATTCAAATTGAACATCTAGTTTGTCCTGCCCTTTCGCATATTCGATTTGTTCCTGGAGTTTCCACATTTGTCCACCCCAGTCTTGAACCTCTAAAGCGCAAGCATGGCAATAATGCCTGACAATAATCTTGTTGCCACGCTTAGAAGTTATTTGCCATATTGCTTGAGTTTGTCCACGCCAGTCATGAGTGCTCCACCGCATCTTGCAGTATTCGCACCATGTTCCGCGCGGTGATCTACTAAGCATCCAAGTCGTCCCAATCCTTGACTGCAATGTGTCCGGCTTGTGCGATATAGGCGCAAGCATCTGTAAATGAGTCAGGACTATGCTTTCCAGCTTCCATAATCCTTGCGACTTTGAGTAACGCCATGCAGATCGCAACGTCCATCGGTTCAATCTCACGCTCGAGGTAACTCGACCATAACTTTGATGTTCTAAGCATTGTGAGGTCGTAATGACCATACGTTGCCCCACGGTCTGCGATCGTATCTGCTGCTTCATTCAATAATTCCCGAGCGCTTGACCAATTTCCCCCTGCGGTATCCATCAAAAAATCCTTCCTCGTAGTATTTTTCCTTTGCATTTACTTTAGTGCTGTACCAAACACCAGCGATAACTAAAAACCATTCAACGTTATTGACAAGCCATTCCCAAGTTAATGCGAGATTCATGCGACTTCATCCGCAACGTTAAATACATCTAGAAAATAAGCTCCGATAGTGTCGCGCGATAAGCGACCACGATCTTTGCCTAATCCTAGATTTGTTTTTGCATAAGTTCTAAGCACAGAAGCGTGAACATAATTGCCTTTGCCGTCTGTATAGCACTTAGTTTTCCGGTCATAACGGATCATTTGCCCTAATACCCCTTTCAATTGGTATTTCAATTACCAATTAGACAGGGTTAATGGCTATTTGTCTAGTGGCGACACGCCGGAAGTATCTCTAAATTATCTATTGAATCGTCAATTGTGGGTGCATGTTCCTTAGTGCACGATCCACAAGCCTTGCACATTAGCCGTAACGCTTGCCTTCGACTACGAATGAGCCTGATTTGTCTATCGGTACAGCCACAGGCGTAACGCCTTTGCGGTCAACATATAAAAGCCCAAAGCCTTTCTGCCAGTTAAATGACCCACGCGTGTAATAGGCTTGCTTCTCATCCATCATGTGACCTACCTCAAGCCCTTGTAGAACACGCCCTAAAACGCCCCCAGATGCCTCTGAGAAGGCTGATACCCCTAGTCTGTGGGTGTGACCACACACCACCGACTTACCATGCCTTCTAGCGGCTCCTAGAGCCGTTAAACCAGCATTGTGGTTGATGCTCTGCTCATCTCCGTGAACCATGATCCAGTCACGGCTTATTTCGTATGGCTTACGGTGGAACTTAATACCAAGATTTTTGAAGCCCATAAAATTTTCATACTCAAGCTCAGGCAGTCCTATCAAGCCTGGGAGCCTGGAGCTTAAGGATTTGTAGAGTCTGTCGGTGTGGTTTGATCTAACGATATGGCTGACTTGTAACTCATACAAAACGTTTTGAGCAGTATTTCTATCGCGCCCAATTGTGCCTGACCACTCATCCCGTCCAGTTGACCAACGTGAAATGGTCTGGAAGTCGATTTCATCACCCACGCATAGAACGTCATCAGGCTTCCATTTTCTGATAAATGCTGCGACATTTCTAACCGCTCGTTCATCCTGAAATGGAACTTGAAGGTCTGAAATGACCGCTATGCGCTTCATTCATCCTCATCATCTTCAAATGGAGAATGGTCTGGGTTTTCTACCTGCCAGTCAGGTAAGCGTGGCATGTGAAATACGCTAGTTACATAATCCATTGCTTGCTCTTTCGTAAATCCTTGACGTTGCATAGCAAGCCAGGTTTCGTGTACGAGCACAGCCCAAACATCAAGATCGCTCAACGGCTGGCGCTTATCGCGTTTAGCGGCTAATTCCTTAGCCTTACGTTTAGCGGCGCGTTCGCTTTTTGTTGGTTTTCTTGCGCTCATTAGTAAGCAATTCTAGAACCATGTTCTCTAATTTATCCATGCGCGACACGAGGTTTGATGCCTCAATAATTCCTGGAACCTCATGTCGAATAATGTAACGAAGCCCACCGACAATCAGTGCACAGCACGAAAGAATGGCTGCAACAAACGCAGCCCATTCTGCCGCACTCACTTTCTCTTAGGTGATGCGTAGCCCAACACGCATGCGGTCAAGGCTCCAAGAATGGAGCGTGCTTCAAAACTAAAGTCATCTATCTGCCAAGCTGCAAGGAATGAAGCTAGGGCATAGACGTATGGTTTAGCCTTTGAGGATAGCAAGGTCGAACGGTCTGCCATCTTTGTCACCTTTCTTTGTAAATGAAATATGGATGTGCGTGTTGTGCGGGTTTACTCCGGTGTATTTTCGCCAACGCCATAAGGTTCTTCTACTTGCAATCTTTCCAGAATAGATGCAATAGCTAAGTCTTCTATCACGTCTGGCAAGTAGTCGAAGCTGATTCGCAAATACATAACTGGCTTTGGGGTCATCACTAAGATTGGCATCAAAGTCAACGGCGCGTACCCAACCTTCAGCAGTAGGATTGTGATCGGACTTACGAGCTGAATGAGACGAGTCGCCGACCCAACCATCCGAACGTCTATCTCGATTGGGGAACGCACGGTCAACCTGATCTCTTAGAGTTACACCTGCTGCGCATAGTCTGGGATTTGGCATACTTCTATGAGAGTGTTCCGCCTTCTTCGGCTGTTGGGTCTTCCAACCAGCGAAGGTAGCGTTGATAATCTGAATTGGCAGGGTCACTGGGAATGGATAAAACAATACCATTTTCCAAATCTGCACTTATTACTTTATTTCCGGAAATTGGCGACACAATCTCTTCATATTTTATAATCATTTTTTTCTCCTATAATTCTGCGCTAAAAGCAACTGAACCGGAAGCATTGTTAATAGCAAAATAACCAGCATCACCAGCAGTTCCAGAAATTTCTGTATTATTATACATAGTTACCCCATTTGTATTTACAACATCAAGAGTAAGAGAATTAAATAAATCTGCTCCACCATTTCTGGTAAAAGAATAGTAATTTGTTCCAGATGTTGCCGAAAGAGTTGGAGCAGTTCTCATAGAAACTGGGAATTTAACATAACAATTTGCCACAGTCGCACTATAATTTCCGCCGTATGCAATAGGGTCATTTAATGCGTTTGCGTGCATATAATAATACCTTTGGCAAGCGGCTAACTCCCCTGCGAGTGTTCCGGTGGCTGTTTGGAAGGCGGTGGCAGTATTGCCAGCCTCTACCTGTACGCCCCAAACATCAAAGGTTTCATTTTGAAGTCCTGGAGTTCCCGCTCTTGTCGCAAAATCAGTTCCAGCCGAAAGCCATAAATTCAATCGCAAAGACGAGGTATTAGCAGTAGTTCCAATAGTCTTTCCGCTAATGCTTGGAACTGAAACAGTTAAAGAATAACGTGTCCAAGAAGTAGAGATGGTTACAGATTGGCTTCCGATATTTGTTACATCCGCAGATGGCGAACCGCCTGAACCAAACTCTTGAGCCAATTCAATTCCGATTTTTGGAGTTCCGCTTCCGGCTTTCGCCCAAAATGAAATGGTCGCTGTTTGACCTGCTAAAGTTCTAACATCTTCAATTCTATGAACGATTTGAGCATAACCACCAGCACCAGTTTGACCCGTAGTTACACACCGCAAGAAATTACGCGCCTCATATCCGGCTACTGGCGCGGCGCCAGGAGTAAAGGTTTGTGCTGAGTAAGTGCTTGTGCCGCTAAAATAATTGCTAAAGAATCGGTCAAACATATAAACCAAGGCTGAAGTAGTACTGCTAAATGTTCTTTGGTTAATTGTAAAATCACCGTTAATAATTTTATTTTTACCAGCAGCAAAATTACCTTGCCATCTTAATCCGGTGGTAGCGGAACTATCTGCTACGAGTGTTTCGCCGTTGTTGCCAACTGCTAGGCGAGCATCTGCGGTTGAATAGGTAAATAGATCACCTTTGGTTGTTAATGGTGTTTGGTCTGCTGCAATACCTACCCACGCAGAACCGTTGTATAGTTCCATTGCATCTGTATCTTTTAAGTATGTCACCATACCTTCAGCTAATACGCCAGAAAGCGCAGTAGTACGCGCAGTTGAATTGGCGAATACCATAACCGTTTGTTCTTGTAAATAAGTATTTACCTGAGCTGCGGTTAACACATCTCCGGTGTTAAACAGCTTGTAACCTGCGCCTGCCATATTTCTCCTTTAGTAGCTCAGGACATCTGAGCCAAGTATACCGTCTACATTGCTATCTAACACGAACCCTGCTAGTAGCGGTTCTGAGGTTAGTAAAGTCGTGACAAATGATGATTTCGTGATGTCGTGGTTTATGCCAATAACCACGCTGGACTGTGTGATGCTGGTAGATCCTGGCATAGTCTTAAGCACGGTCACACCGTCAAGTAGCTCTATATCAACCCCTGCCAATGGCTTATTAGGGTTTACGTCATCATAAAGGTTTAAGTTAATGCTATCTATGCGTGGCTCTGGATCTTTGCGTGTGGCAAGGATGGACACAGCCTGATTCAAGGCTTCAGCATCAGTTTGCACCAGAATGTCTGAGCGTGTGCCGCTATGCAAAAAGTATTTGTCTATGGATGCCTGGTCGCTGGCAGTCTGGGTGGTACCCCCTAGCCTTGTAATGCTCACGCTGTTTACCAGGGTAGTATCGTCAAAAGCGACAATGGCATTGTTGTAACTAATATTTGTGCCATCATCTGCAAAGCTATAAGCGGGGAAGGCTGGAGCCGTTATCATATTGGTTCTGTTCTTGAAATTAACGGTTCCTGTGCCGTCTAGATAGATTCCCCCAAATTCGCTGTTTTCGACCGTCTGAAGGGCATCTAGGACGTTTCTAGCCGTACCTGGATCAGCTTGTAGGGTTGAGTCGCCAGTCTCTATATTGCGTAGGCTTACTGGGAAATTAATAGCATCCAGAATTGCATTAACCCTAGCTCCGCTATTCTGACCTGCTGGCGTGCCTGATACGGTTGTTATCTCAGCACCAGCCAATAGTCTAAAAGCATCCACGCAGCGTAATGTGACGCGGCTCACATCCTCGTTACCTAGCGAGAAACCTGTGTCGTATTTCTGAATAAAACCGCTAAAGAGGTAGTAATCCACCCCTAAATAGGTTGCATAAATAATAATCTGGCGTAGCGGTACAAGATTGGGATAGTAAGCGCTGGCTGTGTTTACAGGGTTCCAGTCGCCATTTTGATCGTATAACTGCACATCTGCTAAACCAGCTTCGAACTTAGATGTGATGCGGTTACGTCCACGCCTAATGCTCACACGCTCAACTAGATCAGTTATCTCAACTGGCAGCGTGCCTGAGCCTAAGCGGTTCGTTCCTAGTATGCCTTCTGTGGCGCTATCTAGGATAAGCGGATTAGTCTCAAATGCTGTATCTGAGTCAAAGTCAACAAAAACTCTGATTTGTGGAACTGCCATTACAACCCTGTCGAGCTAAGAATAATGCTTTGACCTGTGCGCTGTGTCTCGTAAAGCGAATCAGTTAATGCTTTAACTAGATCGCGCTCTGTGGTTACATTGCCTTGAACGTAGACATTCACATTTGACTGCATAGCGCCATAACGCGCAGCCGCTAGTTGGTTAGCCTGTGATGCGATAGAAGTCTGAGAATAGTCAATTGGCGCTGGCGCTCTGTCGTAAGGGTTGTTACCCATCATTATTTGTCTCTGTAATTCCTCATAGCGAGCTGCTGCCAATTGGTTAGCAGGTGACATAATGGAAGTCTTTGAATAGTCAATAGGTGCGTTTTCATTTTTCAAACCTAGTAAACGCATAAGCATTTCTAGGATACGCTCAAGGCTATCTTCCCATTCTTCAAATGGGTTATCTAGTTCAGGGAAATCCTCAGCCGTGAGTTGTAAGGCTGCTAACTTAGCCTGGCTGGTAATTAGTTTCTTAACCAGATCATCTACGCTATCTCCGGCTTCAATCATTACGCCTAAGTTGCGCAGGGCTGGCTCGTTGAGTCTAATAACAATATCTGCCAGTTTCTCAGCCGCTTTGTAATTCTCTGTATTTAGGGCAAGCAATGTGACTAAACGTGTGCGTTGTTCTCCATCTATCTTGCCTTGTAAAGCGGCAACAATCTGGATGTTTTCCATATCGAATATGGTTTGAGCGCGCTTGCGTGCTAGTTCTAATTTCCTGCGCTTTTCTTCTTCTGTTTGTATCTTCTTGCGCGTTGCAGCGTTCTTTTGCTCTTGCTTAATCATTTGATTACGCATACGCAATTCTGCACGATTAGCGACTTCTGCTGCTCTGCGTTGTGCTGCTGCGCTACTGCCAGATGTTTTAGGTATTAATAACTCGCCTGACATGACAAAGTTTGCCTGGCGGAATAGGAAGTCAATTGCATCTCTGAACTTGATATATGCGCTGCTATTTAGGAAAGCAGATATATCTTTTGTCATGCCAGATGTAAACGTGGTAAATGCGGCGGCAGTCTTTCCAACTGCTTCGCCTAGAGTGATAATGTCTTTTTGGAATTGCTCAATTGTTACGCCTGAATCTTTTAATCCTTGAACAAAACCAGCGCCTACGGCTTCCTGTGCCTGTTCTACTGATCTGCGTAATCTGTCAATGCTTGTACCAAAAGAGCTAGTTGCACGCTGAGTAGAACCGCCAAATCTACGTTCTAATTCTTCAACAACAAATGCAAACTTTTTACCTTTTAATTCAGCAGTTGTTAAGCCTACGCGCAATCTTGCGATAGCCGTGACTTCGCCTTTGTAGGCTCGTTGTAAAGCGCCGGATACGCTACCTAAGTCTTTACCTGTGGCTGCTGATATGTCTAACGCTAGGTTTAATAGTTTCTGAGCATTTGTGACATCTTCGGTGGCTCTAGATAATGTATTAAAAGCGTTAACAAGATCGCCACCTGTACGTCCTGTAAGTAACTCTAATTGGTCTATGTAATTATCAACGGCAGGTGTGGCAAATTCTAAGTTAATGCCTGTCAACTGTGATCGTAATTGCGCTGCTTCTCTTTCGGCTTCCGCAAATGCGTTAACCGAAGCACGACCAAAACGGATAATCTCACGCACAGCGAATACGCTGGCGACAGTCTTGCCTAGTTTCTTAAATGACTTTTCTAAACTTGATGTAGCGCGTGCTGCTCTGTCAAAACCTTGCTTTTTAAGTTCTGCCGCAATTATGACCTTAATTTCGGATTCTGTAATAGCCATTACGCTGCCATCTTTCTAGAATTCAAAATGCGATTTGCCAATGTTTGTTTTGCTTTTTCTACTGCGGTTAGAGCAGCATCTAACGCCCTGCCTTGATTACGAGCATAAGCAGCATATAACAAACGTCCCGTGGATTCTTTGCCACGTCCGGCATAATCTACTAAGCCACCAATGCCGTTCATTGCTCCGATAAATCTTCTGCCAGCATTACGGTTATTTGACTGACTGCGTGG